TAAAAGGTCTTTTCTTACGCTTGACTGTTTTATAGCCAAGCTTCTCGCCGTACTTAGTAGCCTTATTTTTACCAAAACCTTTCTTACTGAATGCAAACGGCGTTGCATATTGGGCACCGGTACCCGGTGTAAAAGTCGCACCAGTACCAGTGGACGAAAGCTCTTCAAGAACTTCCTGAACAATTGCTACTAGCTGACTTCTTTTCATAGACTTTTTAATTCGTGGACGAGATCGTAGTACTGCATCAATGATACTAAAGTACTATCTGTAATTTTATCCTTGTTTGTCAAAGGGGTAACAAGCTTACGAATCTCGTCTAGCTTAATTCTTGTAATGTCGTCTGTTACTAAATCTTTCTTAGCGTCGATGATCTTGCTAATATTGTCTAATTCCTCGTTGACAATCTTACGAAGTTTAGTCTGAGATGATACCGAGGTGATAAACTCTCTTAAGATCCTTTTTTGCTCCGGAAGCAGTCCTGAGTATTTGTTATTGAACTTCTCTAGAAGTACTTTGTAGGTGAGTAGTCTAAGATCTTTATCAAACTTAGAAAAGTCTTCGATTAGAGAGTCTTTAGCGTCTTCTTCCGATACCGGTGCAGCTGTTAAATGCTCTAGGATGGTAACTTTATTCTCTACAAGTACATCAGGATTAACTAGATTGTCGGTATTATGTGCTTCCATCAAGCAGTAAAGAGCAGCAAGTGGTTTGTAGTCTCTTACCTTGATAGAGAAGAAGTCATCTAAATTATAATGCTTCTTAATCTCTTTAATCAAATCGTATTTTTGATTCTTGAGAGAGGCTCGATCTAGTTTGCGGGATACTTCTAGAATGGTAGAGATGATAGATTCTGCCCTACTTTGATTGATGCCTTGATTCTTCGTAATAAATTCGTACAGTTTGTACTCTTTAGCTAAAAAAGAATTGCCTGAGTAGAAATTCTTAAGTACTTTTACAGCAGGGGAATCTTTCTTAGACAGGGTATCGGCTGCGATCTGCTTTACAAGCAATTCGAAGATGAGTCCCGTATTACGATACTTTGAATGTTTGATTTTCATAATATAGTGTTACTGTAATAAATATGTACTAGTCTTCTAAATCTTTAATATTAGATTCATCAAGCATGTTAGCGTCAACTGTTCCTTTATCTTGTTTGAAGATTAGTTTCTTCTCTTCAAAGATATCTTTATTCTGTAAGTAAACTATATCTGCTTTTTTAGCTTCGTTTACATATTCGTTATCGCTCGGGAACCCACCTTGCATACCGTGCGTACCCAGTCTATCTCTACCTCCTAGTGGATCATCTTGAGTACCGTACATGGACATTTTTTCTCTTGGGCGACCTCCTACATCCTTCTCGTTGTACCCTAACGGCAGTCGAGTTGAAGCATCTGTTCTTCTACCGTACATCGATGCTAGATCGTGAGGAGTACCATAAGAGCGGCCAGACTCCGCCGGATCGTTTCCTTCGTTTTCTATCTGTAGGAGACGGAAGATACGCTTGTGATCCTCTCTTACAAGGTCTCTCATCTCATTGTACGTATCCTCTGACATATCGAAGATATTGTCGTAAATATAGTCGGTAGAGAATAGTTTAGAATCGATTAGCTGAGATGCTAGGTCGATCTTTTCTTTCATGAGAGCAACTTTTTCCTGCTCATAAATGATAGATGGACCGGTTAAGTTGATCTCAAAGTTTGTAAGAGATTCCCCGGTGAATCCTTGAGAGTAGAGATGTACAAGAGCAATCTTGGTTAGCTCACTCTCCATAATCTTCTGTACTCTTTCTACCGTTCTGGCAAAGCGAATGTCTTCTGCTGCAAGAGTTGCTTTACCCTGCAGATCCCCTTCATACCCGAAATATGCCTTAGGAATCTTGAGTGCGGCAAACATCTTATCGCGTAGGTACTCGACGTCCTGGATGCCGTCATAGTCGAGTCCTTTGGTAGTATCGATTCGAGTTGCCGTATCGTTACCTCTGACTGGAATATAGAAATCCTCCATCATATTCTGGAGGTTAAAGCGTAGATTATATTGTCCAGTAGTCGAATCAACATACGGTGTTTTCTTCATCGTGTTGATTGTCTTCTGCATAAACTGCTCTACCTCTGCAGGAGGAATGTTTCCTACGTTAATGTAAAACATGCGCTTTTCAGGCGATCTCATGATGCGATGAATCAACATTGCATCTTCCATCAGAGTCATCTGCTTAAACACTTTTCTAGCAGGTTCTAAGTAGGAACGACCATACGGTAGGTAGTTTGTGTCCGAAATCAGTCGGAAGTGCGCTACCTCGTAATTGTCGAGATGAATGACTCTCTGGTCGGATTTCGGTATGTAGTTCGGATCGTTCTGTGAGGCTAGACCATCGGGGTCGATGGTGAAGGTTACCTTCTGAGGATTTTCTGGATCCTCTCCTTCCCGTCTAACCATGTGGTAGACAGTGTACGGTAAAACGTTGTAGACCCCGAACTTATCGGACACTTCTAGCTTGAGGAAGAAGTCTCCGTACTTACACATATTACGTGTCCAAGACCAGAGGTTGAACTCGATATTTAATACGTCGTAGAAGAGGTTGTAGAGTACCCTCTGAATGTTCTCATCCGAGGATTTAATGGAAAGTACCTCTCTCTGGTCGTTTTTTAGAGTAGCCTCGTCCGCAATAATATCAAGAGCCGATGCAATAATCGGATCGGTGTCCATTGCTTCATAGTCGGAGTAGAGCTGAATCCTAAGCGTCTGATAGTTCAGGTTAGGATTGAAGATGTTCTTATTATTGTAGATGTACAGGCGGGAGAAACGATCGATCAGAGCGTTTGTCTGGTACTTGCCTGAGGTCTGAATCTGATTTATATCAGCTACTTTGAGCTGGTCTCCGCCAACGTTTCGAATAACAACGTCTGTTGAAAAAAGACGCTGTAGTCTAGAAAATAGTGATCGATCCGCCATTATAGGTTATTTTATATATAAATAGTCTTACTTAAGTATCCACCCGATATCCTCCGTACCGTGGGGAGTCTCTACAAGATACGGATTATTTTGCTGTCTAGCAACACTTGTCATGACGGTCGGGTTCCTTTGGTTAAGACTGGAGAATGAAGAGAGCTGTGCTCTGGCTAGGTCCATTCCCTGTTGGCGTAATCTTAGTGCTGTATCCCTTACGTACAACCCGGTAGCGAAGGACATTACCAGGTCGTCGTTATAATTTAACTGTGCCTGTGCCTTACCATTCTTCCATATAAATACTCTCATTTCGTTAATTAACCGCTGTGAAAAGAGAGTTACGGACCGTTCTCGGATGTACTCCATCATCTTGGCAATCACAAGCGGACGTGACTTCATCGACATAGTAAAGCCTGGTACGAGTCTATTATTCTCGTATTTAGCCATATAGGATTCTACGGTCTCATGTTCGGACCTTGGCGAGTAATATAGGTTTCGGTACTCTCTTTCAAGTATCTGCTCAATGGTAGCCCATCCTATATTTGCGTTCTCAACTACTAGTAGTGCGTCGTTAAACTCCGATCCTATTGCAACCAATACGTTGCCGAAATCCTTTGGAGATAGTTTACCTTTATACTCGGCTACTTGTTTTGCCTCTTCAATATCGAATACATGAAAGGCTGAGTAGTCTGTTGAATCTCCTCGGGCTACGTCTGCTACTACCATGTAATCTTTGGTATAGTCCGCCTGTTCCCATATCCATAAATTACCGTCTACTCCTCGTCTTTCTACCGGATCTCTAATTAAAGTCGATTCATAATGAATCATATCCTCTGGCAGGAATACTGTATCACCAGAAGATAGGAAGTCGCAGTCACATTCCTGTGCAGCCATTCTGACACCTAGATCAGAATCCTGTTGATCTCTCCAGGACTGGTTTCTTTCTGGATGGACATGCCAGGGAAGTCGGATTGGTACAAAGCTATTCTCTTTTACCTCGGCTCTCTCCCAGGTATGGTGGAACCAGTTTCCTACGCCGTTAGGAGTAGAAAGGGCCAAGCATTGGCCGCCTGTAGCAAGGGTCTGTTGAGCTGCAGTGAAAGTTTCTTCAATGTTGTCGATAAAAGCAGCCTCATCGATAAGTAGGAGAGATACTGCTTCAGATCGTGCAGAGTCAGAATTAGAAGATACAGCTTTAATTCGAGATCCATTTTTTAGTCTAAGGCTAAGTTTGTTGTATTCGGAATGCTTTAATTTAAGCCATTTTGGTAAATTATCATACATAAATTGTACTTTTGTTACCAAGTTTCTGGCTGTAGCCTGAGTAGTAGCAAGAGCAAGAATGTTCTTGTCTTTGTGGAAGAGCATCAACCAGAGAGAATATCCGGCTGCTAAAGTAGATATACCAAGCTGTCTAGACTTAAGAGTTATGAGGTACTGGTGGTCTTTAAAGAGGTTAAGTACTTTACCCTGGAATGGGTATAGATTGAATAGAATACGACCACGGGTAGGGTGCTGTATATAGCAATACTTCTTCATGAAGTATTCCGGGTCGTTAGCGCATCGAAGAAACTCTTGCGCTATCGCCTTTTTAATCTCTTGTTGGCTCATAACTTATTTTAACAGTGTTCCTCTAGGAGTATTTGTTATGATAAACCTAGATTGTCTTGCTGATCCTCGAGAATTGGTAAATATTACGGGAACAAAAGAATTTCCTACTTTGGAGTACTTATCTGTAAAGTAGTAACTGCCGTCTCTTTTTCTTATAGCTGCGTAAAAATCTTTTGACGAAGCATACTCTTCAACCAAAATTATTTTCCCGTTTAAGTATAGGTTTTTATCTTGTATTTTTTCTGCTACAGTGTCCATAGGTCCTATGTAATAGCTATCTATAGGTCCACCCATCTCTTTTGTACCTTTAAATACCTGAGTTATTACTTCGAAGGGTATTTTTAAACTGACGTCTTTAAAGCCGTCTACCAATTTTAAATCATCATCGAAGGATAAGTTACTTGCGTTGAATTCTTTCTTGTAAAAATCGAAAGCTTTTTCGTAAAAAGTTTCAACAAACGAGACAACGTCAGGTCCCATAGAAGTCATACCTTCTAGTCCTGCGCCTCCTAACGAAGGTGCGGAAGTCCCTTTAGCAGAAATTAAATGATCAGGTCCATTCTGGATCTTAAGCGCTATGTCAGCATAGGGCTGTTTGTTATATCCAGGCATATTTTCTACCTTTTCAGCTGACAGTACATTTTCTATTTTTACGCCATTCTTTCCTACAAGAGTTTTTACTCCTTCTACACTATTAACAAATTCAATAAATGCTCTTTCCTGTCTCTCTCCTCTCTCTTCTTGACTTCTACCGGTTCCACCAAACTCTGCTGTTTTTTTTAACTTAGATGTAGTAGTTGTATTTCCTTCCTCGTCCTGTAGTGCCACGGGACCTTTTTCTACAGACCAGTTTTCTAACTCTTTAACTTTAGATCCATCGGGATCGTGTACTAGAAAAGGCTTTTCACCGCTTTCGAGTTCTAATGGTTCGTTGTTTTTAATTTTTCTTATAAGAATGTCTACTCTACCTTCCCCGGTTTTTGAATTGATTTTCTCTAGTTCTCTAGGACGTAAAGCAACTTCTTTGAGATCAAATCCAAACAAGGATTCAAATACTCTTAGATCCTTTTCACTGTTTAAATCAGGATAGCCCTTATCACAGCGGTAACCCCACTCTAATATAATCTTATCTAAAAGATTCATTATAGCTCTTCGTCTGGTGATTCACCTGGTTCTTCGAATTCTATTTCTGCTTCTCCGGGTTCTTCTGCAGGTGCTTCTTCACCGCCTTCCTCTCCTCCTTCAAAGTCTCCACCGCCGCCTTCTTCACCGGGGAACTCTCCACCTCCACCGCCTCCGCCTGCTTCGAAGCCGTCTCCGTCTGCTGCTTCTTCTCCTTCTTCTCCTGCTCCTTTAACAGGTCCGTATTTTAAGATATCGTTAAGTTTGTCTAGAGCCTGTTGGAAGTCATTTACTTTTGCAATATAGTAACGCTTACCTGCAATCTGTGCCTCAAAGCCTTTACCGAGCCATTTTAGATGGAACATCTGTCCATTCTTTAAAAGTACTTTGAATGTAGTCGGCTTGGGAGCAACCCATTGAACATCTTGTACGAACGTACGAAAGTCATCTGTCATTAGATTTACTAATGTACGATGAAGGGTAGGAAACTTGCCTAGAATCTCATCTGTAGCATCTTCTAGGACAGCTCCTTCACCTTCCTGTTCACGTAGCACTTCGAATACTACATCTTCGATGATCTCTCTCAGTTCGTATTTGTTCATTTGAGTTTACTTTTTAATGCTGTTTGAAGTCTTCTTCAAGTATTCAAACATCACCTTAGCATTTTTTTCTGAGTTGATTCCGGCAAAATCTATTTCATCGAGAGTACTGTGGAAGGCGCCATATTTCGTAGCTATTCCAACTGCGACTTTGAAATTCTGAACATCTAATTTTCTTAGTCTGATGATAATATTGTCTTCCTTAGAATGAAACTCATCCACTACGTTACTCTCTGCTCCTTCTGCAAGATCTTCGTCTTCGTATGTAACGTGCATCTGAAGAGTACTTTCTGCCTTCTGAAGTGATTTAATTACAGATTGTAACGTATCGATTAAGTCCTGATCAGATGCTCCGTAAGGATGCGTATCTATTCTTCTGCCGTTCTGAACGTAGTTGTAAACTTCTGATGCAAATCGAAGAGCAGGTAGGACTTTAATATCCTCCAATGTGCTTGTATCCCATCTAGGTCCATCCGCTAAATGTGTTGACTCCTCTAAGGCTCCAACTACTTTTTCAATCTCTTCTTCGTGTGCTTCGTATTCTAGGTAGTGGGCAGCTTTCTGGATGTAGTCGTGTGCTTTGACTACTTTTGCTTGCCACCAATGAGGAAAATCAACCTCACCGGGTACTTTATCGTAGTGATGTAGAAGCTTGTAAAGTTTTACAGCATAATGTACGATCTCATGTACCGTACCTTTGAGCATGTCTGGCTCATCATCTTGATGCCCTACATCTAAGTCTCCGGTATCGTATTCATCGGACAGGTTCTCTTCTACTCCTTCTAAAGGCATTTTAAACTTATTAACCATATTTCTAGCAGCTTCAACAGCGTTGATGATAACTCCGCCAGAAGGTTTTACGGTCACATTTGTAAGATCGTAGTTACCTGAGTGATCTTGATGGATTAGCTTTCCGTTATCAACAATAAAATCAAAAACATCGATCTCATTATTTTTATACGTTACCTTGACGGCGAAAGAATTATCGTACTTCCCTTGAACTACCAGCCGGACGTCCGAGATTTCATCTCCCATCTGATGTAGAGCGGCTACTACAGCTTTACCTGTCTGCTTGCCCAGGTCTTTGAGGGTAGCGTCATCTAACGCTTCGAGGTTTTCTTGTTCGGACATATTATCGGTATCGGTCTTATCTACGACTTTAATAGTATCTTCCTTATCTGCCATTGCTTTAACTTTTGGAAGATCCCTTATAGTGGTTTTAATAATAGATTCTAGAGTCATCATTATTGAATTAGGTACTACGTTATAAATAAATAGAGTAGAATCTACCTTACGAACTCCAAATAACGTCTTTGAACTTTTCTGGTTCTAGGTTAAAATAATCCGTCTTCCATTTACTTTGAGCAAAGAAATCTAAATGAGCCCACTCATCTTTCCTGTCCCATAATTTCTTAGCAACATCGTTCCAATCTGTAAAGAGAGCAAGATCTTGTATCTTCTCTTTTTTCTCCATAACCGCCGAATAATCGAAATGATCCCATTCGTAATGAAATACCTCGAAAACGTTACCTTTCCTATCTACGTAATCTACGCTGAAGTCTATACCCCATTTTGGCTTGAGTTTGATTAGCTTCCATAAGAGAGGATTAAGTTCGCTAAACTTCTCAAGCTCTACTAATGCATCTCCTGTATACCCTTTTCTTTCGAATAGATCGCAGTGATTAATATGGGCTCCTTCGTTAACATACTCGGTTACCATCCAATCTTGTCTAAGGACGGTTTCGCTGGATCTTCTTATCTCTGGATTACCATTTACGGCGGCGTATTCTTTTTCCAGGTAGGTCAGGTTGTAGCCGTTTTGGTCAAACATGGCTACTGCTTCAGGATTTAAAAGCGGGTTACCATCGTTGATCGGCTTATTCCAATACCCATCTCTACTTAGTTCCGTCTGTAAAACCTTTAAACCTCTCATTGACAGTGGTAGTTTAAATATCTTTGAAGCGCTTTAGCAAAGTGCGTTCCTTTATCTTTGAGCTTAGACCTTTCTTTCCGAACTTTAGAGCAAGATAATTTTCCAAGTCTCTTTTTTAGAATACCTGGTTTGACAGGATCATGTACACCCTCGTACATAACCTCAAGAACAAGCTCTCGTAATTCAGCTTTCGTCATTTTACGGCTCCTTTAATCTTATCTACATGCCCTTGAATGTAGTTATGCTCTTCCTCTAATCCAAGCATTCTAGCCATAGCCATAATCTGGTCTGCAATAAGCTCGGCTGCATCGACGTCTGCTTCAACGGCACCATGTTCTAATGCTCTCATTTCTAAGGCAAAAAGAGCATCTTGGAGCTTGGCTGTACGAACGGCAAGATCCATATCCTCGACCTTTCCTTCGATATCCTGATAGAGTGTTTTGGCTCCAGGGCACATATGGTAGTGTTTGGTCTGATAGTCACCGATTTTAAGCTCAGTCTCAGGACCATGTTCTTCTTTTGTGAACTTGCGGTGTGCTTGATAAGAATCTACATGTTTAGTGCCATTCCATGCGTGATAAGTAGCGGTCTTATTATCCTTTGTAATTTTATGACCCTGCTTTTCATGTGTGTCAGTCCACTGTTGCAATGTCTGCTCGGCTTCCTTGATTGATTCTTCTTTCTTTCCTTGCTTGGCCTGCTTAATAGCTTTATCTTTCGAGCCCATGTACTCATCTTCGGGAGATTCAATTCTACCATCGCCGTCATAATCTCTGTCGGCTTTTTCTTCCATCAGAATATCTTTAAACTTGATCATTTCTTTTTCTTTTTTCTCCATCCACCGCCTTTACCCTTATACCATTTCGAGGCCCAGGCATTAGCATATGCGGATGGATATTTAGTGAATTTTCTTTTTGCTGCTGCTATGGCTCGAGACCATAGGTCCTTATTTGTAGGAGTATAATCTGATTCTAGTATAGCAAAGAATGTTTCAAATAACTCTTCGGATGTAACTTTAGCTTTTTTGGTATTAGGTACAAATTGACCTTTACCGGCTTTCTTTTTTCGAGCTGTAGCAGCTCTTTGTGCTTTTGTAAGAGACTGTGCTTTAGCTTTAGGTAAGCACCTAGAAGGTCTCTGTTTGTTTTTCATCGTACCGCAGGCTCCTGTGATGTTACCCTGAGTATCGATTCTGACCCACTTTTCGTCAAACCAGCTTCTAAGGCTCTTTTCCTCTATCTTAGCAAGCTTTTCGTAATAATATGGATCTTCGTATATATGATCCATTGCAATCTCTCTGGCTGCCTCTAGAGATGTAGTATGTTCTAATTCGACTTGGGTTCCTACTTTTAAAAGATCTGAGGTTTGCTTGACGGATAGGTTGTGTTTTTTAGCTAGATCTTCTATGGACATTCCTTTGGCTAGACCGCCAGGAACAATATCTTTCGTTTCTTTATTAAGGTGTATCGCAGTTAATTGCCTTTCAGCTGCTTTTCTTGAAGAATGGGTACCGAGCCGTTTTCCACCGCCTTTTGGGTATACGGCATACTTTCCGTCAACTTTACGTATAGTCTCAGCAAGAACTTCTCTAATAAGCTCTCGCATGAAAGCATGCATATCGGCTGGTATTTGCTTTTTAGACTGTTCCACCTCCCATTATAATAATCCTAATAACAATTCCGGCTAGCGCCGCGAAAACGATCCAAAGAGCTTTAGTAACGGTTTCTTTAAAACGCCTAAGCTCTTCAACAGTTTTAACAGTGTCATCGAATTCTTTTTCATTTATTTCAAATTTTTTTCTAAAGTCGGAATTCTTATTAACCTTTACTATAACTCCATCTTCTGGGTTGAGAAGCATGTACTTAAGTTCACTAATGTCTTCTTTCATCTCCTCCATAGATTCTGCCATACGGACAAGCTCACCGTTTGGAAGTTTAGACTTCATCGCAGCGAGCTCGACAAGTATTAAATCAATCGCCTCTTTTTGTGTCATTTTAGAAAATGGTTGATCTTATATACATAGTCACCCATCTACTGCTTTCTTAGAAATCTCTAGAAAGTCTTGTAGTTTATCTAAAACTACTTTTTTAGTTTTGTCCCCGCCAATCCATGTATCAACTTCTCCTTCCTCTGAGACGTATGTTTCTTGAGAGCTAACCTGGTCTAGTACCCAGGCTTCTACATCTTTGACGAAAGCCTGTTGTCCTTTAGACATCATAGCTTTTTCATATTGATCGAAAAGACCAGCTCTTCTAAGCTGTGCTTCATAGTCTACAGTGCAGTCAAAACAGAATCCATGAATACGGTACATCTTTTTATGTAACCAGTAATTCATAGAGGTTTTGCATTTTGGACAGGTAAGCGGGATCTGAGCTTCTTTTTTAGCTTTATCAAGCTTGGTAATGTTTTGCTTTATACCGTTCTTGATAGTCCAAGTTCTTCCATCTTCCTCCCAGACGTCTCCTTCTTCGTGTTTTACTCTAGCTTTAGAGTACCCGGAACCAGTCTTTGTTTTAGCTCCGTAATCTTTCTTTACTAAGTTTCTAACACGATTCACATCGTGCTCTTTAAATTCTTTCTTTAAAACGTTATCTAACATAAAAACTATTTGTATCCCAGTTCTTTAAGCTGGTCTATAACTACTTGTGTATCGCCGTTCTTTGGACATAAGATTCCAATCCCTCCTGCGTCTCTCCAGTTCTGTATAATATCTTCTCTGTCGTCTATATGAATAGCATTCTTATGAGCATAATCATGCTTTTCTTTAGAATATTTGAAGATGACTTTAGGGGGAGGATTTAAATGATCTTTAACCCATGTATTTTTACCTAACCTAGAAACTTCGTTTTTTGAAGGAGATGTAAGAAGTTTAGGGTTATAAGGTTTGATAAACTCCCATAACTTTCTACCTCCAGGAGTCCAGGGCATCTTAGACCAAAACGTCAATCCAATCTTATTATCGATAAGTTCCCAAAATGCTTTTGTGCCAAACTTGTCCTCGTACTGGTCTGGGAGCATTCCGGCAAAGTGTTCAAATCTCTCATCGAAGTGAGTTAGAACTCCGTCCATATCGCAGAATAATTCGTATTCTGGTTTCGGTTCTTCTATTTCAAATAGATCTTTAAGCGTGCTCATTTTTTACTTTATCCTCCCATGTTCTAAACATCATATTGCCCATCAGGTATGCTTCTTGTTCTAGCTCCTGTAAGTTTCCGTCTTCGTTTGTATTCGTAGTCTGAATGTTCTGTAATCTTTCTTCCAAATTCTGCTTATGGTGAATCATCTCGTGGGCAAAAGATCTAAGTACATCCTTAGGGTGTCTTCCGGTTACGTAGAGAACAATCTCTTTTTTGCCGGGATCGTAATATGCTGTTCTACCAAATATATCTGAAGCTTCTGCTATATCTTTTCTGATCTTTACTTCGGGTAGAGGTAAGATCTTCATACCCTGATCAAGCATGTATTCTGTAATCGAGCCCATATAGGGGGTATAATCATAGCTAATCTCTCCTTCATGCTTAATAGAAATCTCAATCTTATTCTGCATAAACTCGATTCTGAAGCCTTCAGGCATTAGGTTTCTCAAATGATTATACATGTATACTAGCCTGTTCCGATCCTTGGACGGAATAGCAGACATTGCTGCAATAGGTGCCCCTGAGCTCCCTTCTTCAATGTTACCAAACGAGTCGAAGACATCCCCCATAGCTTCAGATATTTTACTCTCTATTTGCTCTCTCATAATGTTTCCTTTTATAATGTCGACAACCGTTTGTAGTTCTTTATCAGAAAGTTCTTCGGGTAAATACTTTCTTATCTCTTCTTCTTTACCGTCTAGTATAGCTTGACGAAGACTAGAGGCTCTAACCTCTGTGTATTTTCCGAGTACCGGAAGAACTTTAACGTTCGGATAGTTTCTGTATGTAGTAGACCTTCCTAAATCAGGAAGATCTTCAGATGATCTAAGACCAACAATTGCATAGTATTGCGTATCCGGGTTCTTTTTTACTACCGAATCCTTAGAGTAGTTCATAGGATTGGTACCGGTCTCAACAATCTCTACATTGCTAGGAAGATGTCTCTTATAGATATCCCAAATGCGTTTGCTTTCCTTGGACGTAATACCGTTTCTTTCTTTGGCTCCGATTAGAACCAGAACTTTATCTACTTTGATATCTTCTGGTTTCTCAGCAACGTCCAATCTCTGTCCATTTACCTTTGCTAAGTCGAAGGAGTTAGTAGCTAAGTCTTTAGCTAAACTAAAATGTCCTAACGTAGGAGGTTTAAATCCTCCGGGTAGAAGGGCTATACCGCTCATTTGAAGAATTGGTTTACTTTAGCTTTGATTTCTCCGATAGAATCTGTATCGATAAGGTCCTGGAATTTAGGGCTGTTTATCATATCAGCAATCTTATCTAGATTGCCCATGTATCGATCAGCTTCTTTATCTCTTCCGGTAAGTATAGTGTTAACTTTTTTAGTCATTCTCTGTACTCCAGGTCCTACTCCTTTTTTATCGTAGGTTGTCATGAAATACTTTTTGAGCTGCTTAACTAGCGATTCATCATCTCTGTCGAAGTCTATACCTTTAGTTTCTTCTTCGTATGCTTTTAAAGCTTCCGGATCTTCGATATCGTAAGGTGTTCTAAAAGTACTTGCATATGCTTCGGGATCTTTCGACATCATATCGTTGAGGTAGTCGTAGATTCCTCTTCCACCTTTTTTCGCAGCTTTGTTAAACTCCTCTATTTCTTTATTAAACTTACCCCCTCTAAGGTTTACAAAAAATTGAAAGTTATCTCCTAACAGTCTTTGGTAATCGTCAACCAGGCTGTATACATTAGCCCAGGTTGAAACTACTCCTATCTTCGGTACCTTACGATCCCTTTGAAAGTTTGAAATGAAAGCGATGATTGGGTGTGTGTATACCATAATCATCATAACATCGTAGCCGGCCTCCATGAGGTCTACAATTTTTTCCTTGTTAGAGGCAGTTGTATCCCAGACAAAGCTTCTACCCTCCTCTTTTCTTTTCTCAGCTTCTGAGTCTACCATTCTAGAAGCGACAGACAAGTGCATATTATCTGCTTCAACATACTTATCCGGGTTAAGTATTTCTACTCCGGAAGGGATTCTAATCTGATCTAGCACATAGCTTTTACCGGCGCCTGCGCCGCCTGCCATTACAAGTACTTTAGGGCGTCCGTCTTGTTCTAATATAATACTAGTTAGTTTCATCATTCTTACGTCTAGGAGTTCTTTTAGATGTTCTACTTTCCGTTCTAGTTCTTTCGGTTCTAGTCGTACTTCTAGTTTCTGTTCTAGGTCTTTCGGTTCTTGTTGTACTTCTAGTACTTCTAGTTTCCGTTGCTTGTTTAGCTGTAGTCGTTCTAGTACGTTCTACCGTCCGAGGGCGA